GCAAATGCTGAAAGTCTATCATCAAGATTGAATCTACCACCACCTTTTACTTGGAAAGTAGTAATAGCATCAGCCTCAACGACCTCTTTAGCAACTGAGAAATGGTCTTGGTAGGTATATCCAATAGTGGATATTCCGCCCATACCATATAAGTTGAACTTAGCGATGTCATACTTACCTTGTAAGAAAGCACCAAACCAATCAACTGTGGTTTCGTTGTGGTAAGCGATAATATCACCTAACCCAACTTTCTTACCATCAGGAGCATTGTCATCAGCGTAATCTACATAGTAGTCTCCACCAAGTAAGTCACGAACTTCTCTAGCATGTTCTATTCCAGCAGTTCTCCAATCAATACCGACTTGAATTTCAAGAGCATCTGATACATCATAGTTTAATTTTGAAATCAAACCATAAGTATTTTGTCTATTGATTGAGTTCCTAAGAATACCTGTTGAACGATTTTCAACATCAGAGAAAGCAGAATCTACATTAGCAGAGTTCTGAGCTATCTCGGCATTCCAATCCCACATCCAAGGTGAACTTGCGTACCAAGGTTCTCCTTCAACTGCAGGTTTTCTACTGACACTTCCGTAAGTACCAGTTCCACCACCTGAACCACCACTCCAGTAAAGTACTGAACTTAACCTCATATCATCATTTATATCATAAAAGTGATTTAGGTTTACAAGTGGTTTATGAAAGAAGTTTTCTCTTTCATTTAGAAAATCAGAACTGAATCTATCCTGTGTTTTATCACCATACATATAAAAGTATTGTTTACCTTTATAAGAAGGATCGACAGGAGCCCAATTCTGATTGTAGAACCTACCAGCTTCAGTTTCAAACTTCTCACCAGCTACATAAGCAGAATCATTATAACCACTAATGTCTCCTGCTAAATCTTGTGAGTAAGTCGCTATGTTCTGTTTATATAGGTTTTGACCGTGTCTTTGTGGGGCGCCTATTCCATATAACTCAAATCGATGTTCATCATTCAGCTGATAAGAACTTCCGAAATAGTAAGCCCATGCATCTGTCCAAGTTCCATCGATGAAACCATCACCAGTTTTACGAACAATAGTTCCACTAAGTGCTAGTTTATCATTGATAAGACCTGAGTTATAATTCAAAGTAGATTTGAGGAATCCACCCTCACCTACTTCTTGCTTTACTTTACCACCCTTTTCTTGAGCAGCAGGATCTGTGATTATGTTCATAGTTCCACCAATAGACGGTGTAGCTAAATTAACAGCAGATAGTCCTCTTTGCATCTGAACTGATTGGGCTGCGTCTGCAACACCATCCCAGTTAGACCAATAAACCCATCCGTTCTCCATATCATTTTGGGGAACACCGTTAATCATAACAGCAACGTTTCTTTGGTTGAAACCACGTACATTGATACGAGCATCTCCAGCTCCACCACCTTGGCCAGTAGCGTATACACTCGGTGTAGTATTTAGAGCCATTGGAATATCTTGTGAACCAAGACGAAATTCCAAATCCTCTTTACTAACATTAGTGTAAGCAACAGGCGTTGTTTCATCAGCTCTTGATGCTAAAACCTCAAGCGCTGACATAGCTAAAACATCTGCTTCTAAATCGAAGTTTGCTGTTCCAACTATATCACCCACCTTAACATCAAGTGTTAAAGATGAGTACCCAATGAAAGAAGCAGTTAATGTGTATGTGCCTTCAGCTCCAACATCGATAGTATATTTACCAGACTCATCTGTTACACCACCTTTATCAGTTCCGACAACAATCACATTAGCTCCTGCCAATGGTTCTTTACCATTACCAACAACTCCAACGATAGATTGTGCGAACAATCCTGTTGTCATTAGTAATGTTATTATTAGATTACGTTTCTTCATTAACGTTCTCCTCTTTTCTTAGTTAAGACACATTTTTTCACAGGTGTGTCAGCTGCCTGTCCGCGTTTAATTTGCATATTCTTGATCGTCATTATCACCTGTTAAAGGTGGTACTTCACAACTATCGTTATTACAGAATTTATCTATATCAGCCTCTTCATTTTTGATTACACCGAAAGATAATTTACCTAACTTACCTACCATAGTATTATATTCTTCTTCTGTGATAGCTTCATATGGCATCTGTTTATAAGCACCTAATTCGTGTCGTGGTAGTAATGATATACCCTTTAATTTATACTGAAAGTAATTTAAAACGTGTGGTAGTTGGTTAGCTTCTGTTTCTGGATCGAAAGTAGCAGTGCAACTTACCTGATTATCAGCCCAATGTCTTTGTAAGAAAGCAGCTAAACTAAATTGTTCCCAAATTGAAAGTTCAGCTGCTGTTCTTATCCCCTCACCGACATCTACAGGAACTTCAACAACCATTGTTGTGTCCTCTGAACCAAAAGCTGGTTCTAATTTATAGTTAGCTTTCTTTAGTGGTTCTAATAGTTCTGAATGCTTTGATAATCTCATTCTCCTAATATAAAACCTCGACTCAGGGTAATGCATTCCTGGAGTAGCACCAACCAATAAGGAAACAGTGCCACTTGGTTTAACTGATGTTGTTTTAATTGACTTCGGTACAGCAAACCAATCAGAATATTGTTTATCCCATTCTTGTATTGTATCATATCCTGTCTCCAACCAATTCTGTAGTTCACCCATTCCATTCTTTGTAATAAACTGAGCTACTCCACTTACAGAACATCCTATTCTTCTATTTCTTAACATAACCCTATTGGTTTCAGCCCAATGAGTTCTTCCTAATGTAACTGTTTTAGCATACAAATATGCATATTTTAAAGTTCTTTGATAATCTTCTAATGAATCGTGATTGTGTGGAAATGTTTCTACTAAACAACATAACTCGTATGATTCTAGTGATTGTTCTAAACAAGGATTACCGCCCATTACCCTATGGTCTTTATCATCCCCACCATTCTTCATACGAGAGTAATGTCTCATATTATCTAACCAAGCAAAGCCTGGTTCTCCATTATCTACTATTCTTCGACATACATCAGTATAATCCATACCGAGTTCTGCATATATACTATTATTAGAAGTCCAACCATATGTCTCCCTATCCGGATTTACTTTGTAATTTTTTAAATCTAAATACTCTTCATCGTGCGGATCACCAAATACAATCTCAGCAGTTCTTCTTACATTACCTGCTACAACACATTTGCCAATCAGATTCATTATGTCTACAATTGTTGTTATTGTTATTGGTTCACCTTCATTTTTTTCTAAAACCTTTATTATATCTTTGTGTACTTCAAGCAAAGGTTCGTGACCACTTGATACTCCACCAAATCCTGCGATTGGTTCTCCAGCCGCTCTTATCTTTGAGTAATCAAATTTGATAGGAGCAGTTCCGTGAAAGTAACTTTCTAAAAGAACTTTAAGAGACTCAACCCAACCCTCACGAGTATCTGGTATTTCAAATAGGGATTCATCACGACTTTCGTCTATACCCTTTACGATAATCTCACCAGCACCCTTAGTATCAAATCCAACTCCTACTCCTAACATACTTGCATCCATAAGGAAACAGAATGGTTTAGCATAGTCATCTTTTATTGTTGATGTTGATACAAATGCACAATTGTTGAGGGCGGCGTATAAACCCTTTTCTTCGGTTATGGCTGTTCCCATAGCCCAAAGTCCACGGCCAGGTGGCAAAAACTTCATACTGAAAATGCGCTCATACATATCTTGCGCTGACTTTTGAGCTTGCCACGGATTCCACCCTAATTGATGTCCATCAATGTGATTTTTTTGCATAGAGTATGTTCCCTCTACGACTCTTCTAACTGTTTCCCACCATCTTTCATTCTTTCCATCTTCTTTAATTCTTGAGTAGGTTCTCATATAAACCAACTCACCTAATCCGTTGAAACCGAATGGTGGTTTTTTTCTTTTAAACTTATTTATAAAATTTTCTGATAATGTAAATTTTTCCATCGTAACTCCTAAATTAATCTGTTTGTTTCTCACAATCAATAAATATAATATATACCGATTCTTCTTTACTCAAATCCTTCAGTTTTTGGTTTTAAGTCATTATATTTTTTAGATAATGTTTGTCTTAAATATTCTTCTGAATTATCCATCTTACCTTGTGCTGATTTCCCACCCTGCGTTGATGCTTCATACACTTGTATGTGACCTGTATTTGTATTGATTTCTGCAGGAAATGTTATTCCATCAATACCAAATCTGTTTTTGATTACATGCACCCTACCAGTATTAGCAATCTTATCCTCAACCTTTCGACTAACTGACATAACAAAGTCTGCTGTCATAACCTTACTATAATCCTCTGATACTTTACTAGCATCAATCACATCTTCTTCTAACGAACTTCTATTTGCCTGTGAAGCAGTCCATATTGGAATATCAAACTCACCAGCCATACCACGAAGATTCTCATAGGTTTCACCAGTAGCATGCCTCTTCTCTTTATAGAATGTGGTTGGTTTTAAAATATCAGCATAATCAACTATAACCACATCAGGTTTGATTTCCTGTATTTCCATCTGTTTCAGATGAGAAGCTAATGTATTTACCGAAGCAGAACGAGTTGGATAGTATTTTATAATCAACTTACCTTCTAACTTATCTATAACTTTCTGAACATCATCTTGATAGTATTTTATATTAGCAGTTGGTGTACCACTAAACACAGTATCATATCTTAGTCCAACATAAGCCTCATTCAATTCTAAAGTATAATGAACTACAGTCTTACCTTGCTTTACCAAATGAGCAGCCAGAGATTGTAAGCACCAAGTCTTACCAACACCAGCAGCAGCAACTAATACTCCTAACTCACCACCAGCTAATCCACCATCCATTACATTGGTAATAGAATCCCAAGGTGTTGGTAATGTCTCCCTTACTGATTCTGTAAGTCTGTCGTTTAGAGATATAATATAGTCATGTCCTAAATCTCTTTCACTACCAGCTTTCATAGCCGCATCAATTATTACCTTTATCTCATCATATTTCTTTTGTTCTAATAAATCAACCGATTGCATAATCGATTCTTTAATAACCTGATTCTTACAGAAACCTAAAGTCTCCTGTTTTACAAACTCTAAATCAGTAGCCTCTATGTTTCTCCAAGCTTCTTTAAGATTCTCAATGATAGATACTTTTAATATCTCATCATCCATTTGAGTTATTTTTATTTTGAGAACTTCTAATGTAGGAGCTTTTCTAAACTCCATAAAATACTTACTAACTTCTTTTGTTAGCCATTTATTGGCATCCGAATCGAAGAACTCTGGTTCTAATATATCGCTTATTGTTTGTATGAACTTATTGTCCGACAGTAAAGATGAGATTATCTTTGATTGAAATGTCGGACCGAATTGATTAAAATTCTCACTCGCCATATAGTTCTCTTCTTTGTATTTCTTTTAATTCCATTTGTTTTTTCCTACGGTAGCGTTCTCTAGCTTTTGCTTGTAGAACAACCCTATTCCTGTGATAATATTCCATAGACCATTTACGCTGTGCTTCTCTACGTTCTTCTTCTGAAATGTATTTACGTTTTCTTCCCATATGTTTTCTCAGCCATTTGATTGAGTTTAGCAAAGCATTGTACTAACCAACTATCCATATTTGGTAATGTAGCAAATAATCTATCCTCAATAAATCTCTTTTGGAATTGTATTTTATTTAACCTATTAATAGGTTCTCTGATTTTGTCTAAGATTTTAGTTTTAGCAGAAGCGCTGATGTCTACTTCATCTAATTGCATTAACCGATAATTTCTTTTCAACAACTCTTCACTCTCTTTAAGCTTTTCATCTTCTTTAATAATGTCATCTATATTAAGTATCTTATCTTCGAGCAAAAGCGGTAGTTTTTTTTGAATAGTTTTTAATCCCCAACCACGAACACCATTTATATTATCAGACTTATCACCATCTATAGATCTGTAGACAGCAAAGTTATGAGATGGTATACCATAGTCCTCTAATACTTTAGGAGGATCGTACATCTTCTTTTTCGTTGGAGACCAAACCGATACTCTGTGATTTACCAATTGAAGAAAGTCTTTGTCCGTAGACATTAAAACTATTTTAGATGTTTTTAGGATTTGTTTAGTTACATAAGCCATTGTATCATCAGCTTCTATACCCTCAATCGTAATCGATGTGATTGGAAGATAATCTAAATAATCTATAACTCTCGTTAATTGCATAATCATAGATTGGTGTTCATCTTCTTTATCATTGAAATCATAGGAACGATTGAGTCTTTCCGACATATTCCTACCAGCCTTATACTCTGGAAATACTTTTTTTCGGCGGTTAGACCCACCTTTACCATCAAATACTATGACAGTTCGGGTAGGTCTAATAGTCCTTATAGCGTATCCGACTGACCTAAGAAAACCAACTATTCCCCCAACATGAGCTCCGTCATCATTGAGAGTTGGTATAGCGCTAAAACATCTTATGAATGTATTTAGTCCATCTATAATCAGTACCTTATCATCAGGTTCTTCTGAGTCTAATTTACCGCCTTTGTTTTTTATCTCTTCAAGTATCGAAAGGTATTTGGCATTAGTCACCTAACACCTCTTTTGTAATTTCTACATCATCAATACCTAAATCAGCTTTGGTGTATTTTAGTATAACTTTGTCACAGATAAGTTTATAGCAATAAGATTTAAACTCTTCATCCTCTAACTTCTCAGCCCAATCCTTAGATTGAAACTTAATCTCCTCACCTTTATGGTCTTTCATAGTATACCAAGCACCACCAACCTTTACACAATTGTGGTCTTTAAGAACTTGTAACCAACTACCCTCATCATCTACACCACTTTCAAAGTAGAGTGGAAACTCAGCCTTTCTTAGTGGAGGACCCAAACGATTCTTAATCACTTGAGCCAGAATAGTCATACCAATAGTATTCTTTTTACTATCTTTAATCTGTCCTTTGTTCTTTAGTCTCACGCGAGTTGATGCATGAAAAGGAAGAGCCTTACCACCTGATGTAGTCCAAGGGTCTCCGAACATTACTCCGAGTTTTTGTCTTAACTGATTTGTGAATACCAAAGCAACTCTTTGTCTACCAATCATCTGAGTAATCTTTCTCATAGCCTTTGATATGATAATAGCCTTTGAAGTAGCCCAACCATCTTTGTCATAGTCTGCATTTAATTCAACCTTAGTTGTAGCAGCAGCTAATGAATCTACTAAGATGGTTACTAACCTATCCTTATCTGATTCTCTAACTTTGGTTACGATTTCTTCAATAGCTTCAAATATATCTTCTATTGTTTCCAAATGAAGATACAACATACTATTAATATCTACACCAATAACTCCTAAGAAATCTTCACTTACTGCTGTCTCTGTATCTATGTAAACAGCAACACCACCTTTCTTTTGAGTTTCGGCAAGTAGATGGGCACCAACTAATGATTTACCACTACTTTCCAAACCATTCAATTCTGTAATCCTACCAACTGCAATACCACCATTAGGGCGATTTGAAATTGCTAAGTCTAACATTGTTGAACCTGTTGAAATGTATTCTTTTATATCCGTTGGTGTATTGTCTGTACCATCTAAGAAATAAGCAACCTTATAGTCTTTGAATTTCTTATTTAAAGAGTCGGCAAGAACTCCAGCTAAATCGTCTTTAACTGACATATAACTTCTCCTAATTAAATAGTGGGTGTGTCCGGCTTTGTAAAGAATCCTTCGCACACACTCGGTTTTATTAGTGTTGGCTTCAACACCCACTACACTTTATTTACTTATTAAACAACTCGTCAAATGCTGCGCTTGTATCCTCAACCTTAGTTGATTCAGCAATTGTCGCTGAAACAGGAGCTGCTTCTTTTTTAGTGTCATCACTACCCTCTTCGCTTGGATTCAACCACTCATTAAGAACACCAGTTAGTTCCTCATAAGATAATTCCTGATATAACTCAGCAATATTCTTTTGATTATCCAACATAGCTTCAAGCTTTGCTTTATCCTCAATGATAGGTGTTTGATTCGGTTTAACACGAATGGAAGTTGATGGAAAAGATTTACCTGTTTCCTCAGCTGTTTTGAATTCGACAGCAACATCACGACCACTTACAGGATCGGTAATATCACCATAGTCTGGATCTGCAATTACAGAAAGTAATTCTTGATAGACTGTTTTACCAAAACCCCAAAAACGGACACCTTGAGCTTCTTCACCTCTAACGATTACTGGAGCAAAGGTTCTCATCTTTGATTCCAATTTACGAGCCATTTGGTATTCCTCACGATTGCCACTCGTTTTAAGTTTTTGAGCAAACTCTTCGATTGGATCAGGACGACCATATGTGATTGGTGATAGATAGGTTTTGTTATTCAAACCGAAATGAAAAAACAACTCAATGAACGGATTATCCTTATTATGTTTATAAGGTAAAACACGAATCACTTGCTTTCCTGGTTGTGGTTTCCATAGGTTTGAAGTCCTATTATTTGTGGTTTGTAGCTGATTAAGCCTATTACGAATAGAATTAATATCCATTTTTCATTCTCCTATTTTATTATTTATTTTTCATTTTTCAGTTACTTTGTGTAACCTTTAATATATATCACCTGTAATAGTGAAATACAATTTTATTTTATAATTTTTCTCTATTTTTTGTATCAACGATGCTGTATATTTTTGTTGGTATTTTATTTAGTCCGCTGTCGTTTGTAAGCAATAAACTATTCTGATATTGTTCCCACGGTATAGGAAATCTCTTATCTAAAA